CCTGCAACTCGACTGCGTGCAGTCGATGCGCCTGGTCGGGCCGATGACGGTCGAGACTCAGACCTTCGGCAACGCGCCGGTCCAGCATCGCAGCGTGGACCGGGTCGAAGCGGAGTTCGAGTTCGTGCCGACCGCGCTGGGCCGCGGACTCGATGACGACGCGCTGCCCCTCCACGCTCGAAGGATGTGGGCATGACGATCACGTGGGCTGACCTCCGGGCGATCTGCATCCCGCACACGGTGGACGTGCGCGGGGGCATCGTGTCGGGGTACTTGGTCCGATGCACCAGCAGTCGGACGAACATGGGGCACGTGTGGCAGACGGGCAGCGTGTGGCGCTTCCGCACGTGCGCCAATCTCGACGCCCCCCTCGGCGCGGCGTTCCAGACCGGCGAGCGCCCGACGCAGCGGTCGGCCGTCGCCGCGCTGCGGGCGCTCATCTCCGGGGTCGGCGACCCGAGACCGGCGCCGCCGGTGCCGACCGATCACGACGCTCCGCGGGCGCGAGTTATCACCGCGCCTCCGGTTCACCAGCGACACGCGCCGGCGCGGCCGACCCCGAGACCGGCGGTCGTGCGCGACGATGAGCGGGCGGCTCCTGAGGCCCTCCCGGCGCAGCGCATCGTGTGGACCGATACGCCGATGGGCGACCTGACCGCCGCGATGGCGGCTCGACTTGGGAGGAAGGCGTGACCCGCCTTCCTTCCACGCTCGACCTCCAGAAGCACGCGTACGAACTGGCCGCGGCGTTCGACGCTCGACTCGTCGAGGACGGCCGGATGCGGCCGGAGGATGCGTGCGCCATCAGTGGCGTGCGCATCGCGATCGTCTCCCCGATTGTCGACGAGACCACCTACGCGGTGGCGCTCCACGAGCTCGGGCATCTCATCGCGCCGCTCGGGGTCCTGCGGACCTCGGTGGCGGGCAATCCGCACAACTTGATGCGTGACGAAGAGGACGCCGCCTGGTCGTGGGCGCGTCACCACGCGCTCATCTGGACGCCGGTCATGGACCGGGTCGCGCAGTGGGCCGAAGCGACCTATCAACAGCAGCCGCGGCGGGTGGACCCCGTCGAACCGCCGGTGCCGGACGCACCGATGCAGAAGATCGAGTGGAGTGACTGGAAATGACGAACGTGATTGTGACCTGTGTGTGGTGTTCGCAGCAGAACCGCGTGCCCGAGACGTTCGGGCCCGGCAAGGCGCTCAGGTGTGGGCGCTGCAAGTCGCCGATGGGCCTGCCGGCTCCCGACGACGCGGACCTCGACCTCGACGAGGACCTCGATGACGAGGACCTCGATGACGAGGACGAGGCGTTCGATATCGAAGGGGGGCAGGAATGATCCGCACGTGGACGTTCCAGAGCAAGAGCGGCGGGTCGCCGCATACGACGACGCTGCAGCCGGACGGCAAGTTGGTGTGCAGCTGCAACGGCTGGCGGATGCGGCGGAACGGACAGCCGCGGCATTGCATCCATACGAAGGAGGTCGTGAACGGGTCGCCGGTCGTGGTGCGTGGCGAGTTTGTCTACCTCGATGACCACGCGGCGGTCGAGTGGAATGACGAACCGGCTCCGGCGCCGGCCGCGGACGCGCCCGGCCCGATGCTCGCGTCGGCGATGACTGAGCGGCTCGACGGCGCTGCCTTCGATGCGCGCTACGGTGAGGGGTGGGCGCTCGAAGAAAAACTCGACGGGCACCGCTGCATCCTGCGCGTGCTGGACGGACGGGCGACCGCCTGGTCGCGGCCTCGCGCCGGGAAGGCGGCGAACGTGCGGGCGTTGCCGCCGCACATCCTCGCGACCGCCGCGGACCTCGCGGACGGCGTGTATGACGGCGAGCTCGTGGCCCCGAGCGGCAAGGCGTGGGACGTGAAGAGCGACGACCGGCAGCTGGTGCTCGTGCTCTTCGACGTGCTCATCACGGCCCGCGGGTCGGTGATGGCGCGGACCTATCAGGAGCGGCGGGCCATCCTGCTCGGCATCCTGAGCCGGCTTCCCGAGACGCAGCGCGCCATCAGCACCGTGCTCAGTGATCCGCCGTCGTGGTGGCGAGTGCAGGAAATCTGGAAGCGCGGCGGCGAAGGCGTCATCCTCAAGCGCCTGGGCTCGCCCTATCGGCCCGGCTACCGCTCGCCCGATTGGGTGAAGGTGAAGGAAGTCCGCACCGCCGCCCTGACGATCGTCGGCTACGCGCCCGGGAAGAACGGACCTCGGAGCGTCTTCCGACTGCGCGATGCCGCGGGCATCGAGACCACGGTCGGCCCGCGGGGCGAAGCGCGCCGGCGCGACGTGGAGGCCGCGCCCGAGGCGTTCCTCGGCAAGCGCGTCGTCATCACCTTTCAGGAGCAGACCCCGAGCGGGTCCTATCGTCATCCGATCTTCGATCACTTCGCCGGTCCCGGCGAGTAACCAGCAGGAGCAACCCAATGACTGTCAAGAAGAAGGCGGCGACCAAGCCGCAAGCGTCGAAGTCTGCCAAGAAGGCGCCGGTCGTCCGTCGGCCGACGTTCCCGCAATCGCCCGCCGCGGCCCGCGCCGAGCAGCGCAGGTTTGTGCTGGCGCTGGCCGCGCAGCGGAAGAAGGAAGCCGCAGCGCGGGCGAAGGTGCCCGCGCCGCCGGTGCCGAAGGTCGAGCGGGCCTTCACCGTGGTCGTGACCTACGTGGGCCCCTGTTGCCCGAAGGCGCATCTCTACATGAAGACGCTCCGCTGCGCGTCGTTTCAGGTGGCGCGGCGGAAGGTCGTCGCGGAAGTCAAGATGCGGAAGGGCGTGCCGACCGAGGCGGTGGTGTTCGACTGTGCGGCGGGCCAGTACTGGTCGCCCGTGGAGGTCCGGTAATGGACCCGCGACAGGAGAAGCGGCTGGAGCGCGAGGGGTGGGTGAAGCTCACTCCCGCGCAGCAGGAGCAAGTCGCGCAAGGGTTCGACCTGCGCGTGGCGCTCGCGCTCGTCGGGTCGGATTGTTACGAGTGGCTCTGCGACTACCGCGGGCGCTACGAGTTCGTCAGGAGGGTGGCATGAGCAACGGTCCCGAGTTCTTCCAAACGCCGATGGGTCGGCAGTTCTATGACGGCACGATGCCGCGCATCGCGAAGGCGCTGGACCGGGTCGCCGCCGCGCTGGAGAAGCAGCTGACCCCCGACGTCGTCGCCGCCATCGTGCGGGAACTCGACGGCACCGAGTGGTCGGCCGACACCGTCGACGCGATCGCCGGCATCCTGCGGCGCGCCGGCTACACCGTGCGCGACTACAAGGGGGGCCAGTGAGCACCCACGAGTACTTCATCGACACGGTCACCCGGTCCACGACGTCGGAGTCGTGGACCGTCACCAGCGACCGGGCGCTGACGCTCGAGGAGCTGACGGACGCGATCAACGAGCGCCTGGTCGAGGGTGTCGCCGTCGCGATGGAGACGTCGGAGACGAGCGACGAGGACGAGCGCGAGATTGTCGACGTGTACGTCGAGCAGGGCACACTGGCGACGGACGATGGAGGGTCCCCGGCATGATGCAAATGATGACGGTGCGGAAGTACGTGCTCAGTGACGTGGTGAGCGCGATGCAGAAGGCGATCCGCCGCGGCGATGCGCGGGTCGCGGGCTACTTCGCCATCGAGATGTTCGAGAGCGGATACGCCGCCTACGCATGGCGGCGTCTCCTCACGGTGAGCGCCGAGGACTGCGCGGGGGTCATCACACAGGAAATCAAGGCGCTCTATGACAGCTGGCTCGTGCTCGACAAGTCGGGCAAGGGCCGGGGGCGCATCTTCCTGTCGAAGGCGGTTGTGCTCCTGTGTCAGGCGCGCAAGTCCCGCGACGCCGATCACCTGACGAACCTCGTGTATGACGCGAAGGCCATCGACGAGCGGCAGCTGGAGCGGGCGTTGCTGGAAGCGCGAACCGCGCCGGAGGCGTTGCCGATTCCCGGCTACGCCTTCGACTGCCATACGTCGAAGGGCCACAAGGCGGGCAAGACCCGCGGCGACTTCTTCCTGAGCGAACACGACGCGCTCACGCCGCGGCAGTCGGGCCTGTTCGACGAGGACCTTGAACGCTTGCGTAAAATGCCGCCAGCGAAGCGAGACGCGCTGCTCGAGCGGCCGAAGGGGAAGAAGTGATGGCGACTCGACTGAATGCGGACGGTACTATCGTGGAGGTCGCGCCCGCCGGCGCGGCCTTCACCTTGACGGAACTGCAGACGATCGTCGGCGGCTACATCGAGTTCCTCTACTTCGATGACGGGCGGCTGCTGTGCGTGAACGAGGACGGCAAGCGGCTGCGCCTGCCGGTGAACCGCTCGGCGTCGAGCCTCGCATGGCAGCACACCGGCATCGCGAAGTGGGACGTGATCGCCGGGGACGCGCTGCTCTGCGGCCGCCAGGACGTGAGTTGACGGTGGTCGGCATGTATGCCACGCTGCCGTTGATTATGACGAGACCGAAGAGTCACGGCGGGCACCGCAAGGGCGCGGGCCGCAAGTCCATCTTCGGCGTGAAGGCCGTCGCGAAACCGTTCGCGATGGACTTCACGCCGGGCGGCCGGCGGCGACTGCAGGTGCTCTGTCGCCGCCACAAGTTGAGCCGCAACGCCGTCCTCGGCACGCTTGCGCTGCAGTTCGCCGACCGGCTGACCTTCGATGTGCCGCAGCCGTTTCCGAACAAGGCACAGGCGGTGCTGTCGATCCGCGTGCCGCGGGCCGCCGCGGCGCAGTTGAACGCCGCCCGGAAGCGGACGAAGCACAGCTACTCCGACCTCGGCGAGGCCCTCGTCCAGTGGTTCGGGGACCTCGCGACGTACCCCGCTCCGACCGCGAAGCACAAGACCCCCTGACCCGAGGCCGCGGGAGGCCCCCGGAGGCCTTCCCTCCCGGCCCGGGACCTCCTACCTCCCCCGCCATTCCGACGTTCCCCGAGGCCTCCCGAGGCCCGGAAAAGGCCCTTCTGGACCCTGCCGAATCTGTCAGTGGCGGCAGGAGGCCGGGACCTCCCTCCCCTCCCCTCCCTGACCCGGTTCCCGCGAGGCCCGGCAGCGGGCCGCGGAGGCCTGTTACTGCGGCCTCGGCGGCGGCCCGACGGGGAGCGGCGTGTCGAACGCCGCGAAGGGGTCGTCGTCGCCAGGCGGTGCGACGACCCGCGTGCGCGCCGAGGGCGTCATCCCGAGTTCCGGCCACAGGCGCGTGCACGCCGCCAGCGCCTTCGTCGCGATGGGCAGATACGGGTTCTGCATCGGGTAGCCCGACGGCGAGAGGATGACCATGCCGCTCGCGGCGATCTTCGCCATCGCCTCGAGGTAGCGGCTCCACTCCAGACAGAGCGCCATCAGGGCCGCCTGGTCGGCCTCGGTGATCGCCCGCGCTTTGCGCAGCATCTCCGAGACCCGCCGCCACTCCGCGATCGCCAGCGGGAAGGCGCGGAGGGCCGCGGGCACGTCGAGGTCCACCAGCTGCGGGACCTCGGGCTCGTGCGCATTGCGGCGGTGGTGCCCGGGGTTGCCTTCGAGCTGGCGCCGGGCGGAGGGGTGTGGCTTGCGTCCGCGTCTCATGCGGTCAGCAGGTCGGGGTCGTCGGCCGCCTCCTCGCCGGTGTCGAGGGCCGCGAGCTTGCGGGCGAGCAGCGCGGCGATCACCGGGTCGATGCGCCCGCGGCTCTTCTTCTTCACCGGGTAGATGTTGTCCTTGTTGTCGCGCTGGACGACCACGTTGGAGACCGCCCACGTCATCAACGGATTGTCGCCCGCATCGACGAGCTCGTCGAGCACGTCGGCCTCAAACTCTTTCGACGGCGCGCTCATCTGCTGCAGGGTCTGCGGGACCTCGATGACCATCAGCCCGTCGTCGGCCAGGACCTTCATCAGGTTGCCCGCGTTCCACGGGTCGACGCCGACGCTCTGCACGTCATCCTGATCGATGCGGTTGCCGGGGTTCGTGCGCAGGTAGCCCGCCTGCTTCCAGAGCAGGTATGGCGCGCGATCGCGGCGGGCCCGCTCGGCGAGCGTGTCCTCGGGCGTGAGGCACCAGATCAGCAGTCGCCAGCGGCGGCGGATCTCGGTCGGCGGGAACGCCGCGGCGACCGCGGTCAAGTCGATCTTGGAACTCATGTCGATGCCGAGCCAGCACGGCTCGCCGAGGAGCTCCTCCGCGAGCCATCGCGACTGCCCGCGGCGCCAGCCTTCGAGCGACAGCCAGGGCGCCAGGGCGTTGACCCACAGGTTGAGGCGCTTCTGTTTGTAGGCGGCCTCGGCGGTCGGCATGTGCTGCGCCTTCGCGGCGAGCGCCTGCAGATCGGACGGCAGGACCGAGACGCCGTAGTTGGGATTGGCCTTGCGCTGCGTCGCCTCGGTGAAGGGGTCGTCCTCGACGTCGGCGTGCGCGATGAAGACGAAGAGCGTCTCGTCGACGAGGACCTGGTCGAGGATCTGACAGGCGTAGTGGTGCTGATCGCCGCAGGGCGTGACCGGGTCCGAGCCCGCGGTCGTGATCCAGAAGATGATCGGCTGCCGCCGGGCGCCGGTCGCGGTCTCCATCACGTCGATGAGGCCGCGGTTCTTCATCGCGTGCGCCTCGTCGATGATCACGACCTGCGGGTTCAGGCCATCGGTCGAGTCGCGATCCGCGCCGAGCGGTTCGAGCTTCGACGCCGTGCGCTCCATGTGCAGGTTGCCGGCGAGCACGCCGATGCGCGAGCGCAGCCCGGGTGAGCGTTTGTCGCCGCTCCGCTGCACCAGCCGCTTGCAGTCGTTGAAGACGATCTTCGCCTGGTCGCGCTTCGTCGCGATGCAGTAACCCTCGGCCCCGGGTTCGCCGTCGAGGAACACGCCGTAGAGCGCGACGAGCGCGGCCTCGAGCGATTTGCCGTTCTTGCGCGGGACCTCATTGTAGGCGGCGCGGAAGCGCCGGAGGCCGGTCTCGCGATGGACCCACGCGAAGAGCGACCCGAGACGGAACTGCTGGTGCGGCTGCAGCACGATCGTCTGCCCGGCCCATTGCCCTTTGTAGTGCCGCAGCTTCTCGACGAACTCGAAGAAGCG